GAGTGAGGTGGTGGCAATGTCGAAGAGTAGCAAAGCAGGCGGTGCAAGCGGCGCGGGTGAAGTTGGCAGTGAAGGTCCGGGTGACCTGACCCAGGAGGAACGGATCGATGCCACCATGTGGCGGGTGCTGCGGGATGTGGCCTTGGTGGCCATGCTGAGGCCGCTGGCGAAGCGCACGGTCGACCTGACCGTGGACCAGCAAAACGAGCTCCTGGGCCCGCTGGTGCCCAGTCTGGTGGGTGCGCACGGGATGTTGCGCGAGTGCGCGCGCCAGTACTACCTGCTGGGCATCGGGCGGGTCCACGATGCGCTCCACGATGCCCCCGGGGTGGACCACGAGATGTTGAGCGAGGCGATTGACTTTCATGGGCGCGTGCCAGACCACGAAGAGCCCCCCTACATTCTGGAGTGACCCATGGCTTACGATTGTCGATGGTGCGGGGATACGGGAATCGAACCGAGTACGATGGCGTGCCATCGGTGCCGGTACGTGACTCCGGAAGGTGGTGCCACATGAGTAGCCCCGGACACGAGTGGACGCCGCACGAGCGCGATGGTTGGTCCGTCTGTTCGCGTTGCGGCATGGTGCGCAACTACGACCGCGAGACCACGACATGCAGCGGCGCGCTGCCGAAGATCCGGCAGCGCAGCGAGATCGAGGACTGCGGCCAGGATGGCGTGTGCAAGCTTTCTCCGGGCTGCAACCGGCACTGGGAGGAGCGGAACCGCGAGCTGGTGCGCGAGAACGAGACTCTCCGCTCGAACAGCGACCATCTCAGTTCGGAGAACGCCTCGCTGGCCCGGCAGGTTGAGTCGATGGCGATGCGCATCGAGAGTCTCGCTGAGGAACTGGCCAAGCCCGAGGATGTGAGGCTGCGCGAAGTGGTTGACGCGCTCGACGGGCGCGCGGTCATCTTCGACGGACTTGGGGAGCGCGTGGGGCATTTGCTCGACGAGATGGACGAGTGGATCGCGCGGGCCGGCGCAGCCGAGAGGCGCCTCAAGAAGGCTGAAGAAGTGGTGATGCTGGCCCGCCAGTTGACGGCGTACTCTTGGGAAGACCGTCTGGAAGACTGCGAGGTCAGTGACAACGCAAAGCAGGATTCGCGCGAGTTGAGTATCGCCGTCTGGCTCTACGACCAAGAGTCAAAGACTGGGGACAAATCATGAGTTCGTGCAGAGCGACGAATGCGAAGGATGCCAAGATCCGGACGAAGCTGTTCGGGGCGTACTTCAGGCCCTGGAAACCATGAAAAGGAAACGCGGAGAATGACTCAGATGTTGATTGCGGCGGTGCTGACTGCCTACGTAGTGACCCTAGCTCCGATCCGATACTCGGGCCCAGCGCCAGAGACGGCAGAGCGGCGGCAGGAGCGGCTGGCGATGGTGGCCGAAGTGGTTTCCGAAGTGGCGTCCGAGGGCACCACACAGTGGCGTCCAGACGACGTGGCCGCCCTGGTGCTCGCCACGTGGGTGGATGAATCCGCGCTGGAATACTGGGTGCATGCTGGTGGGGTGTCGCCGCTAGGCAACCAGGATGGTGGGCGCGCGCGGTGCCTAGGCCAGATCCAAACGTGGCCCGGCAATACGCTGTTGTCGCCGGACGAACACCGGGCGCTAGTGGGTACGGACCGGGAGGCAACGAAGCGGTGCGCGCAAGCCACGGTGGAGTACTATTGGGCCCACCGGCGCTGCTTACGGTCGAGGCAGCCAGCTGCCACGCGGTGGAAATCGGCGCTGAAGCCAGGGGAACTGGCGTTGTTGGCGGCCGCTTACGGCAAGGGGTGGTGTGCTCCGGTCGGCAGGAGTGCGTCCACGCTGGCGCTGCGGGCGACCAGGATCCGGGAGCGGATATGGCACGCCCAGAGTCAGTGACGCGAGCGCTCGAAGTGAGTCAGCCATGGGCGAGCACCCTATTGGCTGGCAAGCTCGAAGTGGTCAACCTGTGGCTGCCACCCAAGCCCGAGCTCGTGGGCACGCGGATCGTGATCGTGGCCACCGAAGTGGACAGCTGGGACCTGTGGATGCTGCCGAGTCTCCACAAGGTGAAGCTAGCGACCCCAAAGAACCACGTCTGGTCGCACGGAGTGCTCGGGACGTGCCTCTTGGCGGGCTGGGTGCGGACCGAGCTCGGAAAGGGCGTCGTGGGCCAGTACAGGCCCGGGAACACGACCCAATTCAGGAAGCTCAAGGGCCTAACTGGTCCAGTGGGTTGGGTGCTGAGGCAACCGGAAACCACTAGAGTGCCGAACCTCGAAGGGTTGCTTCGGATTCGAGCTGGGTACTGGGATCAAGCCGAGGTCCAGAAGTACCTGGTGTGGTACGCTGAGACCTACGGCACGAAGGACTTGAGTCCAGAATATCTGGCGCGGCTTGAAGTGTTCAGGCCAAAGTGGAAGGGAAAGTTGGAAGGCTATGACGGAAACGCAAAACCAGCGGGCAGTGCGGGTAGCAATCCCGGTTGAAGGTGTGTGGTTTGATCGCGAATCGAACGATCGCGAGTCGAAGCGGGTCTATTGGGTCAACGGTCAGGTCGCGGTACAGGCGATGGTGATCGAGGCGCCGACCCGTCCTGGGCTGTGGCTCACGGCGGTCGCGTGGGTGAACCCAGAAGACCCGAGCAAGACCCACGCTCACGAGTTCGGCCCCTTCGAGCGCCGGGCGACGGCAGAGCAGGCTCTGGACGCGATTGGGATTGGCATCCAGGTGGTGCGCCCGGCGAAGCATATCAGTGAGATTCCGGGGGCGGAAAAACTCGAACCAGCGAAAGACTGAAGGACTCATGACAGACAGGGACAAGTTGAACGGCGCAGCCCCAACGGATTCGGGAGTGGAGATCTACGTGCTCACCGACGAACAGCATGTGAGGGCTCTCCTGATGGGGGCTGCTGCACTGGGCATCGTCCCATCGGGGATGGTGTCGCGTGTGTCTCGGGCTAGGTTCGAGCAGGTCTCGAATGGCGCCACGCTGCAGCTCTGGACGCGCCCAGCGGCCTCGCCTCCACCGGACACGACTGTGCTTCGAGACGCCCTGGTGCGTCTACTCGGTGAGTCGGTTCCAGCGATGGCTGAGATCGCAACCTGGTCACGGGAACAGATCGAAGAAGTGGCCGAATGGGCTGTCCTCGCCAAGAGGTCACTGGACGCCAACGAATCATTCCCGGTCCCACCCACGTTCTTGGCGAGACCAGGAGAGCCCAAGCCCAAGCGGAAGCGGCGCACCCAAAGCGATCCACCGGGGGAGCCGAACTGACCGTGGCCAGTCCGGACCGGGACCCCGACTACCTACGATGGGTGGCGAGTAGGCCATGCTTGTTCTGCCAGGGGCCCGCTGGACACGCTCACCATGACGGCAAGTTCAAAGGCGGCGGCACAAGCATCAAGTGCTCCGACTACCACACGGTCCCGCTCTGCCCGAAGCACCACGCCGAGTACCATCAACGTGGCCAGATCGGATTCTGGAACCCGGAAACCACCAAGCGCAAGTTCTCCCGAGCGATCGAATTGCTCCAGAAACAGTACCAGCTCCAGACAACGGGTCAGTAATGCCCAAGCACCAGAAACGCTTCAAATCAGAGAAACAGCGGGTTTTGGCCCGATACATGGCGATCCGCCTACTCTCCCAACTCGTGGACGACTGGGAGGTGATCGAGGCCCTAGAGCGGCAGTTCAACGTCTCGGATACGGTGGCCAAGACCCTGGTGCGCGAGGCCTGGGCCGAGATCGTGTCCGCGGACGATGGACTCGACCTGAGGCGTCGCAAGGGCATCATGTTCATGGCCGCCCGGGAACACTTCCGGCGGTGCAACGAGAAGGGCGACTTGGCCCAGGCCACGGCGAGCCTGCGACTCATCGCCAGGATCTGGGGACTCGACAAGCCCCAGGAAGAACGCGATCAGTTGCCCAGCGAGCAGACCAAGGACGAGTTCAGTGGACGTTCCGCGTCGGAGCTCCGGTACTATGAACAGCACGGTTGCTGGCCCGCGGACGCGTTGCCCCCACCGAAGGGGAACAAGCCCCAAGATCCACTCGCTGGACTACACTGATTCAGGTACACCGGAGAAGGCGCGCTGGTGTTGAGTTTCTGGGCCCATTCGTGGGTTGTCCAGACTGAAAGGGAAAGCAGTGGACGAACAGGGAAAGATCCAGAGTTGGACGGACAGCAAGGGCAACGTTTTTTCTGCCTCAGAATTCGAGGCAGCGAAGCGGGAGCATGGGACCTACGCGCTGGTCTGCTTGCGCTGCCGGACCTCGCACTTCTTCCAGGGTCCGCCGTTGCACCCGAGATGCACTGAGTGCGGCGGGGCTCTCCAGACTGAGGCGCAGGTGATCGAGGCAGTGCGCGAGCATGATGGGGCGGCACGGGCGCTGCAGCGGGTGCAGGGGTTGGCCCTAGCGGACGGTCTGAATCGCCACGAAAGACGCAAGGCGAAGGCCCTAGCACGGAGGAAGCGATGAAGGACGAGCTGGAGCCAGAGCTGGACCGCAACAACGTGCCGATTCTGCGGGGTGTGCGTGCAAAGATTGCCGACCTGGATCGGCGTCGCGTGTACCTCGAAGAGAAGCTGGCGAGCCGAACGGGAAGCCGGTCTTCACTAGAGTTCGCGAAGCGTGAGGTGGAGGCGATTGTGGCAGCTCAGATCGCCTTGACCTTCCACATGAATACCGTGCAACGGCTGGATGAGCCCGTGGGGCTATTGCGCGAGTTCGTGGCGGCCTACGAGGGACCGATAGCCGAAGAGGGCCGGTTGCGGGCCGTTGTGGCGCGTGGGAAGACCTTGCTGGAAGAGTTCGACGCACTCATGCAAGGACAGAGACGATGAAAAAGCGAACAGTGGTGATCGTGTTTGGAGCTGACCAACGGCTATGGCAACCGGAGCCAGACCCAACTCGCTTGAGCGAAACCAGCAAGCGGCGGCGGCGAACAGCAGTGGTTGAACTGACGAAAACCCAGCAACTGGTAACCAAAGGGGCAGTGCAATGAGCCATGGCGTGAGAACGAACAAGCACCACGAGATCGTGGCAACGATCCAGTGGGGTTCGGGCATGGCGAAGCCCGAGGGCGTGGAGTTGATCGCGCCCGAAGACTACGCCAGAGTGTGCGTGGAGATGACCCGGCTAGGAAAACCCCGGTGGAAACGGGACCCCAAGACTGGTGTCGTGACCAAGGTGTAAACTGAGCCAAAGAGGCGTTGGGCCTCGAACGAAAGGAAAGCAATGATGATTGATCTAAGGGTGCGAGCTGTTGGGCTCGCGGTGCGGGCGATTCGGACGTTCGGCGAGGAGCCCCAGTGGCGCCAGTTGCAGGAGGAGTGCGGCGAACTGGTGGCAGCCGTGAACCATTCGATGCGGCGCAACGACAAGTCCGAGCTGATCGGTGAACTGGCGGATGTGCTGTTCATGCTGTTGCAGGCGCTGATTCTGGTGCCCCCAGAGCTGGTGTTCGCGCGGTTGGAGCAAAAGCTAGAGCGGTTCGAGAAGGTGCTGCATGGGCGTCCGGAACTGAATGAGAGTCTGCTGTATCTGCGGCGTGCCAAGCTGGCGTTGGAGTGGTTCGGCGCCCTGGACGCCAACGCGGAACATGCCGAGCTGCTGCAGGCCGTGGGGGAGCTCGAAGACTGGCTGGTGCGCTACGGGGACACGCCCAACGATCGGAGTCCAGCGGGTGTGGTTCGCGCGGCGGTGGCAGAGCTCACGAAGGCGAGGGCCCGATGACCAGTCCTTGCGTCAACGTCGCATTGGGTGCTTCGGATTGGGATGTGATCCAAGGTGCCGCGGCGCGGTTTGGATTCGAAGTCCCTTCGGGTCGAGGTCCTGTCGTTGCGGTGCCGTTACACCAGCTGGCGGCGTTGTTGGCTTGCGCGGACGCCGTTAATCCGGAACTGTGGCGGAGGATCCGGGACTCAGTGGGGCATCGTGCCCATGAGCTGTACATGCAACACGCGGCCAAAGCATTGGACGAAGACAGTGACAGGGGATGGCTGCAGACGATGAGTGAGCTCGAAGATTGCCTTGGCCCGCTGCTGGATGTACCATGACGGCATGCACACAACTGGTTGACCCAGCGCGCAACCGCGCGGGCGGGAACGAAAGGCAAGACCATGAGCGAGATCAGAACTGGAGTGTACCGGTGCCCAACGAAGCCGGACGTGGTGGTGGTTCAGCAGATCGAGGAGTTCGTGCTGTACCGGGATTACCAGACCCAGAAAACCGGTCTGGTAGGACCGCTGCTGGCGTATCTGGAGCGCAACGGATACCGGTGGGAGCCCCGCGGCAACCATTGGAACTGACGGTGTGCCAGCAATGCGACCAATTGGTGGCGGTCTCGCCGAAGGCCGGCTGGTGCTGGCCTTGCTACAACCAGCACGTCTTCCGGCGCTACCGGCTCATGATTCGAGGGCTGGCCGCCATGGTGTTCGTGTTGGGGTGTGTAGCGGTTGGGTTGGCGCTGGCGCTGTTCGTGCGAATGGTGAGATCGTGAAGTGCGTGATCTGTTCTGGTTGGTTCTTCTTCTTCGAGCTGCCCAATCCGGCGGTTGCTTGCTGCGCCAGGTGTGCCCAGCTGCGCGGTAGAGGTGATTACCGTGGGCGGTAAGATTCGCATGCTTGGCCGTACCGTGCGCAGCGAGAGGCAGGTTGGGGGACTGGACGTCCAATTGGTGGAGAGCGCAGCTGGGTTCCGCGTTTTCCTGGGTCGACTTGAGGGTGCCTCATGGGTGGAGCGCGTGACGGCGGGGACGAGGTCTGGGGAATTGCTGGCGCTGGCGGACGAGCTGCGGCGTTTGGCCGATCAGATTGATCGGCTCAGCCCTTGCGGACCGCGCCCGCGAAGCGGATAGTGACCAAGCAGATTCTGCGCGCCAGGCCCTCCTTCCCCCACGAACCTCGAACCTCCCCCGGGGGGCCTGGTGCGCACCTAGTTACTCGGGGCAAAAGGCCCCAACGAAAGGAAAAGAAGAATGCCGACGATGAAAGCAAGCGAACTAGATCCTGGCGAGTGCAAGGGGTGCGGTGCCCTGATTTACTGGGTCAAGATGGCTGACACGGGGAAAGCGATGCCAGTGGACCGTGGTGCCGACCTGCGCGTGCTTCCGGGGCCCGATGGAGCTCGGGTGGTGAAGTGTTACATCTCGCACTTCCGATCGTGTTCGGCTGCGGCTCACTTCCGAAAGGTGGAAAGCCGGTGAAGGTTTGGACCTTCCCGCTGGACGTGGCAGGTGGGGTCGAGTTGCAGATCTCGTACTGTCGAAGGGCTGAGATGCTACTGGCCTGGTGTGATGTTGCCGGCTTCGATCACCCCACGGTGGCTTCGCTGCTGGCTGACATGTTGATCGTGGGGTGGCGTTTTCTTGGCCAGGTCGGGACAGCGTGTTACTTCAACAAGTGAACTCGGGGCGTTTGGCCCCAACGAAAGGACAATCAAGATGAACCAAGAGACTCAAGAAGAGTGCAGGCGCCGATTCCGGGACACGGGGTTGTTGGCCACGGTGGAAGTCCTAGCGGGATGCGAGTACGAACCTCAGCTGCGCAAGGTGTTTCTTCGATTGCCGGATGAGATGATCTGGGCATCGATCAAGTCCGCCAGTGTGATGGTGCAGTTGGTAGCCGCCCTGGTGGGTGACACACGGATCGTGCTACTGGCTGCGCTGGAGGCTGTGGAGCTGGCGGCAAGCGAAGAGTCTGCAGAGGCGGGTCGAATGGTGGAGCGCCTACGACGCGTGCTGCTGAAAAGTTACAAGGCAGCAGATCTGCAGGAGGTGGAGTTCGAGGTGCGCTCTCGTGTGGACCGCGTGCGAGAGCTCGGGCGAGAGAGTTGGCGGTGCGTGACGTGGGAGGCAATCAACCTGATTGCCTGCGCTGTGGTGCGTTTCGTTGCTGGTCGCTCGCAGGCGGGTCAGCTGCGGTCGATGGTTGTGTCTGCTGTACAGGCAACGTTCACAGCGCAAGTGAAGCGGCTGGAGGGGTCTGGGGTAGAGGAAGCGGAAGCAGTTGGGCAAGCTCACAGGGATCTGACCCACGAGATTCGGTCGGTGGTGTCGTACAAGCTGTTGCGCGCCACGTTGTGGCCAGTTAGCGCTGAGGCGGCATGTTGATCGAGCAGAGCGGGTACGCCTTCAGTGGCGAGGCAAAGGACCTGAACCAGTACTTCACCGGGCGCAAGCTCGCGAAGCGGATCGTCCAATGGGCGGAGCTGTCGCGTGGGATGCGAGTGCTGGAACCGAGTGCTGGGGACGGCGGAATCGTCCAAGCGCTGCCGATGAACATTGCGGTCACGGCGGTGGAGACAGATCCGCGCATGGCAGCGGAGCTGCGACGGATCAACCACCCGGCGCTCACGGTGATTGAAGGGGACTTCCTGAAGGTCACACCAGGTCGCGATTCGTTCGACGTTGCGATCATGAACCCACCCTACGGGGAGGGGGCGGACGGTCGCCACACGGCGCAAGCGCTGAGGTACGCGCAACGGGTGATCGTGCTGGTGCGCGTGAACTTCGAGTATGGCGTAGAGCGGTTCAATACGGTGTTTCGGTGGTCCCAGGTGACCCGGCGTGCGTTGTTGACGCGGCGTCCCCACTTCTACGGGCCGGCGAATGAGGGACACACGGCGCGCCACGATTACGTGGTGCTGGAGTTGGTGCGGCGCGATGACCGGCTGAAGGATCCAACTCCGGACCAGGTGGAAACCGAGTACTGGACCGAGAGCTGGAGCGAGTGATCGCGTGCTGAACCGACTGTTGGTTGAAGCGCAGAAGGTTCAGCGCGGGCAGCGCAAGGCGACGCGCGCCCAACGGCAGGAAGCCGCGGCGCGTGCTCGCAAGGCCGAGCAGATCGAGCTGGCTAGGACCAACGCGGGGGCATTCATCGAGTTCGCACTGCGCAACGAAGCGACGGGGCAGATCCTGCGCAACGCGCCGTTCCACTGGGAGTGGCACCAGCACTTCGACGAGAACCCGTTCGCGGTGCTGGTGTCTCCAGTGGAGCACGGCAAGAGCCAGCAGGTGGCGGTGGGGCGCGTGCTGTGGCGACTGGGGCAGGACACGAGCCGCACGATCGCGCTGATCCAGGGGACGTCCAAGATGGCGGAGAAGACTCTCAGCCAGATTCGGGCGCACATTGAGCGCAACGCCCGGCTGCGGGAAGTCTTCCCCGGGCTCCGGCCCAGTACGAACCGAGGGGCCCCCTGGACGCAATCGCAGATCACGGTCGAGCGCTCGATCGTGGCGCGCGACCCGAGCATTCAGGCGCGGGGCGTGTTCGGTGACGTGGTTGGTTCGCGGTTGAGTGACATCGTCTTGGACGACGTACTGACCTTCGAGAACACGCGAACCGAAGAGCAGCGCAAGAAGCTGATCGAATGGTTCGACACCACGGTGTTCACGCGGCTGCTGCCCAACGGAGTGATCTGGGCCATTGGGACACCGTGGCACCCAGAAGATCTGCTCCATGAGCTGGAGAAGCGCCCGGCCTTCAAGGGGCTGCGGTACTCGGCAGTCTACAACCCGGACGATCCACCAGCTCGGTGGCGCCCCCTGTGGCCTGAGCAATGGGATCTGGCCCGGCTCGAAGAGCGGCGGCAGAACATGCCGGAGTCGACCTTCGTCCGAAAGTACCTCTGCCGGGTGCGGTTGGACGAGACCAGCCGATTCCGGCGCGTGTGGCTGACCAGGATGTGCCAGCTCGGGATTGGGCGGACATTCACCGCTGAGGCCCCCAAAGCCTTCCACGGGGGGCCCAAGCTGCCCTGCTTCACCGGTGTGGATCTTGGGGTGGGTGCGAAGGACGAGAATGCCCAGACGGTGATCTTTACGTTGGCGCTGCTGCCGGACGGGCGCCGACTGGTGGCGGATATTGAGGCGGGGCGGTGGCAGGCTCCGGAGATCCTGGACCGGCTATTCTCCGCGTACCGTCGCTTCGATTCGGAGGTGCATGTGGAGAGCAACGCGGCCCAGGCGTTTCTGGTGCAGATCGCCCAGGGGACAATTCCGGTCACGGCTCACCACACTGGAGGGAACAAGTGGTCGACTGAGTTCGGCGTGGAGTCCCTTGCGGTGGAGATGCGCAATGGGCTGTGGGTCATGCTGAGCGGAGCGAGCGGGGAAGCCGTGCCCGAGGAAGGGAAGGCGTTCATTTCGGAGTGTCTCCACTTCAACCCGAGCGAGCACACCGGGGATCGGCTGATGGCGGCATGGATCGCCAGGGAAGCGCTACGCAAGTTCGCGTCCCCCCGAACCCGGGCGCTGGATACCCTGGCTCGGTAGGGATTGGACACCTGGGCCCGGCCCGGATACCCTGTGGGGCATGCGATTCGATTTGCAGATTCCGAGCACGGGTGGGGCGGCGGCAGATCCTGACCCGAGGACGAGCCCAGAGCAGGTCCCGGACCGCAACGTTGGCGATGTGCCGGCGACCATGTTGGGCACGGACCAGTCGCCGCAGACCTTGGTTGTGGCTTTGGAGGGCACCACGGGGCAATCCGCGACGATTCAGCTGTGGACCATCGAAGACCCGGTCAACACGCAGATTATTGCTGACCCAAAGGCGGAGAAGGCGGCTCGTCGGTACTACTCGGTGGGCGAACCGCTCACGCTGAGCGTGGGTGACGCACTGACCTTCATTGGCGAGCAGGGTAGCGGGGCAAACGTCTTGATCGCCAAAGTCCCGTGCCCGATTGGGCGGGTCTACCTGCAGGTCACGACGCGGCCGGCGGCGGATGCGACGATCAAAGTTGGTTGGCTCGGGGCTTGAACCTGAAAGGGTGCGCGCGTGAATGTGCAAGACGGTCAGGTGTTGAGCCTGACCCCCCAATTGGGACGAGTAAGCTTGGTTGAGCTGTGCGGTTCGGCTCGAACGGCGGAACTGGCGCGGCTGGACAGCTACGCTCGGTCCACCCAATACGACCACCGACGGTTCGACTGGGACGGCAAGATGACCGGCTACGGGGAGCAAGCCGACATTTCCCCGGGGTGGTACGTGCCGCTCAAGATGCGGCGCCCACGCGCGCGGTACGACTTGCCCAAGCTGATCACGAAGCGGCTGTCCGCGATGACGCTCGGGTCGGAGCGTTGGCCTGAGCTCCGCGTGGACGGGGACCCCGAGGCCGAAGACTACATCAAGGCTTTGGCCGAAGCGGCGAAGCTGCCAGCCAAGATGCTCGAAGCTCGGGAGAAGGGCGGTTCTTCGGGGACCGCGGTTGTGAGCTTCAAGTTTGCCGATGGGAAGCCGCGGGTGCTGGTGCACGAGTCACGACACGTGCACGTCTTGCGATGGGCAGATCGGGACGAGCGGGTGATCGGCGCTGTGCTCAAGGCCTACGCCTACCCTCGCACGGTGTGGGATCAAGAGGGGCGCCCCAAGCAGATCACGCTCTACTTCGCTCGCTACTGGGACGAGACCAAGGAGGTGGTGTGGGACCCGATACCTGAGGCGCTGGCGCGCAACGGAGCGTGGGCCACGGCGGTGAAGTCCTATGCCGTGGAACACGGCTACGGAGAGTGTCCAGTCTACTGGGCACAGAACCTGCCCGACTCAGAGCAAGAGGACGGGTTGTCGGACTTCGAGGGGTTGTTGGATCAGTTCGACGAGATCAACGAACTGCTCTCGGCTACCAGCAAGGGCACGAAGGCCAACGTGGACCCCACGCTGGTGGTGAAGGACGATCCAGGGAACAACCCCGGCGTGGTGCGCAAGGGCTCCGGTCAAGCGATCTTTTCGAAGGGCGGCGCCGAGTATCTGGAGCTCAAGGGTGACGCGGTGAAGGCCGGCCAAGAGTTGGTCAAGACCCTGTCTCAGATGGCGCTCGACGTGGCGGGGGTGGTGTTGGGTGACCCGAAAGAGCTGGGCACCAGGGCGCAAAGCGCGGCGGCCATGCGGATGCTCTACCAGCCGATGATTGCCCAGTGTGACGTGCTGCGCTCCCAGTACGGTGAGCTGATCGCGCGGCTGCTGTTGGGCATGCTGCGCGCGGCTCGGCTGATCAACCAGACCGAGGCTGGGGAGGTGGTACTGACGGCGGATGGTCGGCGAGTGCAGGAGAAGCCGGTAGTGGTGTTGCCACCACGCTTCGAATCGACCGGTGAGGGTGACGATCGGACAGTGACCGTTGTGGAGCGTACGCCCGGGACGTCGGAGAACCTGACGCTGAACTGGCCGTCCTACTTTGCCGCCACGGCAAGCGATGTGAGCCAGGACGTGGACGCGGCAACCAAGGCCAAGGGCACCACGATCTCGGCCAAGACCGCGGTGAAGTACACGGCCCACCATTTTGGTGTGAAGGACGTGGATCAAGAGATCGCTGAGATCGAGGCCGAGAAAGAACTGGCGCTGGAAAACATGCGTGACATGGCGCCCCCACCGGCGATGGGTAACGGTCCGAAGGACGAAGACGAAGCGGAGGACTGATCCGTGGAGGACGTGAACGCGGCGATCGAAGCCACGCTCACGCGTGCCGGGAAGATCTTCACGCACGTGGGCACATTGCCTGCGATGCTGGCGAAAGCGGACGCGAACTTGTCGGCACGGCTGCACGGCGTGCTGGCGAAAGCGGGGGGACCGAACGCGAAGTTCAGCGAGGCCAGCGCATTCTTGTTCCGAAAACAGATCCGGCTGGTGCAAGAGTACGCGGACAAGCGCTTGCTAGGTCTGACGCATGAACAGGCGTTGCAGGCGATGGCGAAGAGCGTCAAGTCCACCGTGGACCTGGCCAAGCGGCTAGAGAAGCGCTTCGCAGGGATAGCGAAGCCGCTGGCGCTCGAATCCCAGGCCATGCAAGACGCAGTGACACGGGGTGAGGGGGCGTCGCTGTTGCGCCAGCACCAGACCAGTGTTGCCCGCTACGGCAAGGCGATGATTGGAGACTTCGAGACCCAGCTGCGGTTGGGGGCTCTCGAAGGGCTCTCGAATCACGCGGTGATCAGCCGACTGGTAGAAGTCGGGCAGTTCGGCGCAGTGAACGCTGCTGGTTTACACCAGAACGAGCCCGCGTGGTTCCCTTCGCCAACCAGCTATATCAAGCGGCGGTACTGGGCCGAACGGATCGTTCGTACGGAAACGGCCTACGCATACAACGCGGCGGGGCTCCGGACGATCCAGGTCGCGAGGGAGACCGACTTCCCCGACATGCAGAAGAAGATCCTGGCGCACTTTGACAACCGAACGGCACCAGACTCGATCGCGGTGCATGGGCAAGTGCGCCCCGTGGATGGGTACTTTTTGGACGGCGCGGGGCGCCAGTATCTGCACCCACCAGCTCGCCCCAACGACCGCGAGACCGTGATCCCGTGGCGCCCACAGTGGACCGACACGGCGGCCACGGCGAGTGCTGATCCGGTGGAGCAGGC